CTGCTCCTGCGACCATTCTGGGTGTTCGCTGCGGACTTTCTGGTACGCTTCTTTCTTGCCGATCTTGCCGATATTTTTCGTCTCAACCTTCTGCCCGATCGACTCCAGGTGTAACACCGCGTCCGTCAGGTCATCAACCTCCTTGCTTGAGCCCTCAAAATCTCCACCACCCATCATGGCAGTGTCGCGCTTCAATCGGGCCGCCGTCAGCTTAAGACGCAGCAACGTTGCGTTCTCGGCAGACGACCGACCATTCTCGGACATGGCTTTGGTGATCACCGAGGCCATGGGCTGCTTGTTAACAGCCAAATCGATCAGGGCCGGGAGGTATTTGTCCGGCACCAGACCACTGTACGCCTGTTGAACCTCGGCCGCTCGGGCCGCCCTCTGATCTTGAGTGTACGGCATCCCAGCTCTTGGCCTGCCAATAGCGGCGATATCGTCGTACGCCTGGGCCGGATCGCCACCGGTCGCCTCCATCAGGCTGATCCTCTGCTCAACCAGACCCATATCCTCGGGGCCGAGCTTGCGCAGCTTGGCCATCTCACGCATGGGACCGGCGGCGGCTTTGGAGTTGGCTAAATCCTCTTGCCGTTTGGCCATAGTCACTCGCGCCTGTGGGTAAGCTATCCGCCGCTGGTGCGGTGGCATATTCAGGAGCGAGGTCTTCATGAACGGCGTCATGTCTGGGTCGGCTTGGATTGACTGCTCCAGGTTGGCGTCCTCATCCAGTTGCCGCTGCTGCTGTTGCCGCTGCTGGATCTCGTTGGTGACGAACTGCATCGACTGCGGGGATTCGCGGCCGGTGAACCGGATGTCGCCGGGCTGATAAGGCTGGGCGAAGAAGTCGGACTCGGTGCCGGTGGGAGCCGGAACCAACCTGGGAGTCTGTCCGGTCTGGAGCTGAGCAAGTTGGGAGAGTAAACCGGTGCTGTCTTGCCGGCTGCCGTATTCAAGATCGTGGCCACGGCGTTGTTCATCCAGTTGCTGCTGCCGGAACTGCACATCCTGAGATCGCTCGGCGGCTCGCTCTTGGCGGTCTCGGCTGCGGTTAATGCCACCGCCAACGGCTTGGCCGGCCGCCAATATACCCTGAGATAACAGCTCGGCGTTCCTGGCCCTTCGCTCGGCGCGGGCACGATCGCTGGCCGCCTGGCGGATCATGCCGATCATGTCCAGCGTGGATCTATCGATGATGCCCATTAGATGAGCGCCGCTCCAATCAAACCGCCCGCCCCGATCAAGCTGCTCAGGATGGCACTGTTATTGCCACCGCCACCGCCTCCACCAGCAAGCGCAGCCGCCTGTAGTTGTGCCAGAAGATTCCTGTCCCTGGCCTCAACCCGGCTTCGCGTAAACTCACCATGCTGTCCCAACAAACCAGTCTCCAGCCCGGTCCGGTAGCGCATGAAATCGCCCATCTGCTGACCACCAGCAAAGCGGGCCTGCCCGGTCCGCTCAGCCAGCCCGCTCCTTAGACCAGCCAAGGACTCATTGAGCCCTTGGTACGACCGCTCGGTATCACCAGCCACGCCACGTTGGGCGTTCTGGAGGATGCTGGTGTTGCCAAGACCGCGTGCCTGCAAACCCTGCATCACACTGGCCTGTTGCTGTGCCCCGCGCCGGCCGATGTCGCTGCGGGCTTGGCGGCCGACGCCCTCGATCTCGCCACGGGCACGGGCGTAGTCGCCTAACACAGCTTGGTTGTTGCCCTGGAGGTACTCACCGGCCTGATTGAGCTGCCCCTGGGCCAATCGCTGCTGGTCCAGCATGTTCTGGTAGATGCCGGAAATCTGCCGTCCCTGCTGCATCCCCTCCCATTCACTGGAAAGGCGATGAGACTGCTCGGGGGAGAGACGGTTAACTGCCTGCTGGTATGGCCCATATCCCTGTTCGGGATTGGTCTCGCCGCTACGGAAGCGCTGTTGAAGGATGTCGAAAAGATTCTGGAACTGCTCGCCACCGCCTACGGCCGGATCAAGAGAACCTGGGTATTGCAGCCTGGAACCCGATGGCCTGCGGACGAAACGCTCCCAGAAATCAGTGTTGGGACGGAAGCCACGCGGCACGTCGCCGCCCATGGCTGGATCGTAAAACTGGATGGGCATTTTATGACTCGCTCTGGAGAATTTGGGCAAAGAACCGAACCCGCTCATCCGCCGATCGCGAGGCCGCCCGCAGCGTATTGTGCGCCGTGGGCGTTCTGGCATCCGTCAATCTGCTGTCGGTGTCTATGACGTGGGTAGGCATGGTTACGGCTTGGTGGTTCCAAGATCAGTGGTGGCCAGAACACCCAAAACAGACAGGCTGAGCCGCCAGTAGTGCCCGCTGCTGTCCTTGAGAATAAGGCCCTTACTGCTGCTATCTACGATCAGATCATCAGTAGAGTCTACGCCCTTAGTGATCCTGGAGGAGGCATTGAGCCCGGCATAGCCGCTGGCAGCATCCTTCTCGCTGGTGATCTGCTTGGCGGCCAAGGATGAGTCCAAGCCAGTGACATCGGCGGTCACGTGTGCATGACCGGTGGCACTCTTGGCGTCTAGGGCGGCTTGCAAGCCAGTGATCGCACTGATGCCGCTGGATGCTGCTGCCATCTTGGCTTTGGCAAAGCCCTGGGCCACTATCCCACCTCCACGCCAAAAACACTGGCCGAACAGTTGGCACTGGTACCGTACACCCTGAGAACATCTCCGGTATCCATGGTGATGCCGATAGTAGCGGCGAAGGTGTCGTTGGCCGCGATGGCGGTGTCGTAGTACAAGTACTGCTTGTTGGTGTCCGCCAGGCCGGCCTTGGCTACAGATATTCGGAAACTGGTAGCCACTCCCCGGTTGCACACCACCACACTGGAGATGGTTGCTGACTTAGTAGCCGGCACCGTGTACACGTCGGTGAGCGTGGTCGCCGCCAAGGCCGCCTGTCCTAGGATGCGCAGATGGTCGGGCATCAACTCCCCATGAACAAGAACTGCCGGACAAAGAACGAGGTGGTGTCGAAGCGAAGCTCGCCGTTCTGGACGTACAAAGGCTTCAGCACTGCGTCAGGATCGAGGCTGACCTTACCGTCGATGATCTTGATGGGTAGATCGGTATACAAGCCGTCGATCAGGAATCCGCCACGACGGTTGCGCGGGTCTTGGCCTCCCAGGGCTTCAGAGAGTCTGGACTGGCCGCCTATCACCTTTCCACCTCCGCCCTGGCCTTGATCGAAAATGGCCACGTCTCGTCGTCGATGTACACGCCCACCCGCAGGCTTCTTCTACGCCTGGCGTACTCCACCAGCACCAAGGCTACCCACTCCGGCATCACCACCACCACGCTCTGATCGTCATCGCTGGCCCTACGCCGTTGCAGGCATTCCTTGATAGCCTCGTAGAAGACCTTGGGGTCGATGGTCTTTAGTTCATGTTCGTTCATCGGTTGCGCGCCCTCCCAGCCGGCCATGCCTCGGCCGTCAACTCCTCCAGCACCCATCGGTTGGCTGTGGCGTTGCTGGAGAGCTTGAGGTAGACCGCCCGGCCTCGCGCTCGTTCCCACGAGGCGTTGTTGCGCCCGGCCGCCAGCGTCACGGTGAACGCAGCGCTGGGCAGGATGTTGTAGTCGGCCGATTCCTGGCCGTACCCGGTCAGGGTGGCCGCGTCCGAACCGTTGGCCAACACCGCCCGGTAGTTGGTCATCTTGATCTCGGTGCCGCGATCGACCTGGAACGGTCCCAGAAAGACAAAGGAGTTGATGGCGGTGGCGTCGTCGTCTTCGCTGGTGAAATTCCACTTGCGGACAAAACCATCCCGGCAGCCGAGCAGGAGCACCCGGTCACCCGGCGCATCACCGTCGGCCACCAGGATGGCGGTCGGATCGAAGTTAGTGTTGCCGAACTGATCAGGCCACCAAGCATTGTTGCGGGCATCCCAGAAGTAGTGCGTGGTGGTAGCGGGCGTAAATGGTGTCAGGAAAACGTGCACGCCCTTTTCGACATCGTTCCAGGCCAGTTGGATCTTGAAAGTGCCGACATTGAGTTGGCTGAACCTGAACGAGAGCGGGATAACCGACAGCTCGCTGGCCTGCTCTCCAGGGTACATGCGGTAAAAACCGCCCTGCTGCCCAACGAAGTACACATTCCCCATGGGGTCTTTGCACCAGGCTGTTCCAAAGGCCATGCCGGTGATGTCTGTCACCAAGTCGATCCGCCCATCCACAGCCGGGTCGCCGGTCATGCGGTAGATCGAGTGATCACCACCAAAGATAAAGAGGTCGTCTGAGTACGGTATCAGCGCGGCGATGATGTCGGGGCACTGCCCAGCCTGGGAGTTGTTGCCGATCACGGCCTGTGTGGCGGTGGGGTTGACGGGGAAGAAGTCCCAGTTGTCCATATCCCCGGACTCGCTCATAGCCCAGTTGTGCGGCTGGTCCTCGAAGCCCGCCACTACCGCCCTCCCGTTCCAGACGCACACCAACCTGCCGCGCGGCGGGATCTGCCCACCACTGGTGGCCTCCCACGCAGTCACCAGACCAGTGAGGGCGCTGTAGCTCTTGTAGTTCAGCCCATCCACGAACAATGCCCGGTTGAAGGCGCTGGTAGCCATGACGTACCGGGCGGTAGTGGAGAGCGACCCCAAGGACGCACCCACTGTGCTGCCGTTGTCGAAGGTACGAATCTCTCCGTTCGATACCGCCAGCGTGGTCAGCACGCGCGGAGTCGCGTCTGCGCTTGTGATGGTCAGAAGGGTGAGCTTGTGCAGGGCATAGTTGGTGGTCACCAGCGGATCGGTAATGATGTAGCAGTATTCGGCTTGGGTGTTATTGTTGACATGGGCTGGATCTACAATCACACCAAATCCCTCGGCGGCGAGTCCGGTGTAGGACCACTCCACAGCCGCCGCAGTGGCGGTGGTCTGCTGGATGCGGACCAACATAGTGGTGGAACCGGCGTAGATGGCTTGGTAAATCCTGGGGTTGGTTTCCAAGATATCCACCGCCAGCGTGGCCGAGCCCTCAAAGGCCGATTCCACCGTCTGCACCTGCCAGTCGTATGCGGGGGCGGTAGGGCCGTCTGTGAGCTTGCTGACATGCAGTGTGGCTGCCGCGCTGGTGCCGTGCGTGTAGATTGCTCCGGCCGTCGTGACGATCACAGCGCCGCCGGTGCCTTTGCCGGCCTTGATCCAGATGCTGGTGCCGTTGGGTCCGACCTTGCGGATCGAGCCAAGGTCGCCCGCAGCTACACCTGGGTCGGCCACAAAAGCGCTGCCGTCAGGGCCGATGGCCACGGCGGTAGGATCGGCGGTGGTTCCGGTGTAACTCCATACTCTGGTTGGATTGGCCGTGTACACCTCGTCGTACTTGTGCAGGTAGTAGTTGCCGCCGCCGATATTTTCCAAGACATAGGCGGTGCCATTGGATACGGCGATGTCAGGGCAGAGACCACCATTGAGCGAGGTCAGGTCGATCTGCCACTGCAAACTGAGCCCTTCGTCGTCTGGCAATAGTTCAAAGCGGTACACCTTGCCGTTGCTGCCGCTGCCGGCTGTGCCAGTGTACAGCCCGCCGATCCCATCCAACTTGATGAACTTGAGTATGTGTGTGGTGGACGGCAGCGCAATGGCAGCGGTCCATAACCTGGTGCCGGCCGGGTTGTACTTGCTGATGTAGTTGACGCCCGTGGTCAACGCACCAGCCGAGACGTTGGCCCCGACGACATAGATATTTCCGCCATCATCAGATACTAGTGCGATTCCGGTAGCATTGTTGGGCAGGGCCTTCTGCCACGCCAAAACTGTGGGAGGGGATGGGATCGCGTAGGCCACCTGGTTGTCGTGCTTGACGACGCTGACCATCTCGCGGATAGGGTTGGCACCCGAGATGGTGGCGGTGTTGTACTTGCTGATGCCGGTCCGCATGCAACCACGGTTTCGTCCTGTGGCCACGTCGTATCCACGCACATTGAGGCAGTCCACGGTGTAGCCATCCGGCATGTCCGCGTACGCCGTGCCCTCAAAGAGACCGCGTGTGGGGAAGTTGATGGGGATGGTGCGGGCGCTGGAGTTCATGAGGTTTTGGTTCCGAACCCGTTGATGCCATCAAAGGCTACCAACTTGCGGATATGTGTGCTGGGGGTGGTAGCAGCCTCGAAGGCGATGGCGGTCCACCGCTCCCCGGCCGCATCGGTGCCGTCCAGATCGCTGCTGGCGTTGATGGCCACCAGCCGGTCTCCGACCGCGATAGATCCAGCAGATTTTATAACGAACGCCTCTATGACATCGCGCAGAACCACGTAGCCCCTCTGGTTCTGGGAGATGTCCTGGGTGCACACCGCCAGGATGCCGGACTGTACACCGGAGGTTGTGGGAGTAATGACGTTGACCAGCCCGCTGGCATCGCTGCCGACCAGGTTGTTAGTGGTAGCAGAGTTGGTTTGGGCCAGATCAAACTGCACAACGTCACCGCGATTAAACGAGGCTCCCCGCGCAATGACCCGCGCCCGGATGGGATGGTTGCCTAAACCCAAGGAGTTGGCGGTGGCTGGAGTAAACATTACTCGCCGTATCCTGTTACCACCGACCCGGCTGGGGCGTCGGGTGGCGGATCTACGTCAGGGTCATCGGCCCCGCCTGGGGTAGGGACGGGGAGCACGATCGTTGCGTCTGGGATAGTTGGCTCTCCAGGTATGCCGGTGATGATCTGACCAAACCCGCACACGCCGTCCCATAAGCACAAGGGGCGGCCATTGGTTGCAGAGTCCTCCAAGATATACCCCCAAATCCTCTTGTTGTCGTTGCTGGCGCTACCGAGGATAGCCCTGTCCCCGGCGTCTACTGCTGATCCCACCGCGATCGGTACAATGCCCTGGATCACCGCCCGGAAGGGCCGGTTACGCTTGGATGTAACCCTGGACACCACCAGCACTCGACCTCCATAGAGGGCCTCGGTGCCGTTGAGCGTGGCGGGCTCGGCCTTGACCAGCCCAGAGGTAGTGGCACCCACCGCCATGTCGGTGCCGTAATCCAGATCCAGGTCCACCTCCATGACCTGGCCCGAGATCACATCCGCACCGGAAGCTACGAAGATACCCTCTACCGCCGGGAACGTCGCCCCCAGTTCGCTGGCGACGTGGCCCATCGTGTAGTCCATGTTTTAACTCTAGTACAAGCTCGCGATCGGACCCAGATCGGCGGTGAACGTGGTAGTGACGGTGATGGTGGCAAAGGTAGAGTCGGTGGCGTAGGTATTTCCGGCGTCCGTACCGGTAGCGAACGAGCCTAAGACATGCCCACGCAGGTCATGGGTGGTGGTGTCGTAGATCGCCCCAATGAAGTACGTGGCCGGTCCGACTACTGCGATCGGGGCACCAGTGAACGGAATCAACTGGTAGGCGGTGGTGCCGGACATCGCGGTGGAGGCCGAGATGGCCAACCTGGTCCCGGCCGAGTCATAGAGCATGACCTTGCCGTTACCGGCCACGGCAGTGCCGTTGAATATGGCCACGCCGGTGACAGAGACGTTGGCTGGGACGAACACCTCGGCGAAGTACACCATCCCGGCGGTGTTGTCGGTGGTATTGGTGCCGGAGGTGGTGAGAATGGCCGGCACGCCGCCGGTGTGGCAGTTGCGAGGCCGCGCCGCAAACCCGCCGGCGGCCGCCACTCCTCCGGTTGGAGTTATGGCACCGGTAACAGCTAGAGTCGAAGTCGCCGCCAACGCAGCGCTGAAGGTCTTGGCACCAGTGACTGTTTGGGTGCCGCCAATGGTGACGGCCGAAGTGCTGGCCGAGCCAGATCCAGTGACGCCAGTACCATTGGTGATGGCGTCGTTGATCATGGCCATGGTTTTACTCTGTCCAGGCATGTACTAAATCCTCACTGGTGTGATAACCGACCCAGTCGCGGTCACCGTCAACTTGGAGCCCCGACGGTGCTATAGGGGAAGCGATACTCTGCGGTGGTGAAACCGCGTTGCATGTTCAGTTGTCCGTAATCTGGCTGGATCAGCCCATCCCGGTCCTTGGCCATCTGGAAAACCGGTCCACCGGCAACCTCGGACACAAGCTCCTCCAGCCGGTCCTCCTCGTACCCCCTCGCAAAAGCCCTGATCAGCGTGATCAGGAGCGTCTCGGCCCAGGTCGGGATGTTGGCAATGACCGTGGTGGCACCGCCGCCGGCGAACTCAGTCCATCCGGCTCTGTACCAGACGTTCAACGCGGCGGTAATAGTCGAGGCTGGTGTCGGGTACAACTCCAGCCTGGCGATAGGCGGCGCGGTGGTGGTGTTAACCTGGGTCGGTTGCACGATGCAGCCGTAGTAGACGGCGGTGGCGTTGAGGTTGGCGGCCCGCAACATAGCCAAGCTCTGGAAGGTGGTGAGCTGGAAGGCGCTGGTCAGAGCCGAGGAGTATGAGTACGCGATCAGCTCCATGAAGTCGGACGGCAGCGGCACGTACGCGGTCGCGGCCGTGAAATCCAGCGAGGTCGGGGGTCGCTCCAGGAACTTCCACTGGTGCATGGTGCACAGAAACCGGCCAGCCTCGTTGACGATCTGGTCCTTGGTGGTAGTAACGTCGGTGACTATGACGGCAGGATCGCCGCCACCCAATGCATGGGTGATGACGGTTCTTAGACCTGCCAGTGTCAGAGCCATGAACTCCCGGCCAGAACTTGGGGGCTGTGGCCGGGAGGAAAGGAGATTATCGCATCTGCGAGCAGAAGATGTAGTCTATGAAGCCGTTGTTAGCAGCGGAGCCTTGGGTCTTCTGCGTGTAGGACGGCGTCAGGCCGATCGGGGTAGTGGCGTGTGCCCCCAGCGGCAGGGCGGCCGTCTGGCTGGTGTGCTGGGCAACCTTGACCCCGTCTACATAGAAGTTGACCCGGTGGTTGGTAGCGTCTGTCGGCAGCACCTCAAACCGCAGCACGCTCCATGTGTTGTTCACCAAGGCCGGAGCGCCGGTCACGGTCGGGAGTGTCTCGCCGGTAGCTGAGTCTACTGTGCCGGCACCCTTGACAATCGGCAGGATCAGCCCGGAGGTGCCACGGATGGTAAATCCAATGGCATCTGTCACTCCGAGAGTCTGCCCACCGGCCGGCAAGAGCGTGGTGTCGGTGTCAGCGAGCCCGACAAAGAGCAGGGTTCCTGCGATGGCCGAAGTGGCCAGCCTGACCTCGAAGTAGAGAGGTTTTTCTCGGACTATGACAAACGGCTCGCCGTTGAGCTGCATCGATACCGAGTCGTTGTTGGTGCCAGCGTTGACGATGCGGATAACGCCACCAGCCCCAAAGGGCTGCACAGCCTTGAAGTTGGCGTTGTCTTCCACCAGAGGTATGGCCGAAGTGACGAGCGTGGTCAGCCACTGGGCCGCGTCGGCGGTGGAAGAGAACTTGGGACCGGTGGCGGTGGCACTGCCGCCGACTACGAAGTCTTCGAAGTACGTCGCCGGCATCGGGATGGACTCGCCAGCACCGAGGATGGGAGTGTAGAGAAATGCGCCTGGGATATTCATGGGTTGTGGCTCCTATTAGGCGTTCGGGTACACAACGCCCTGGCGCTTGCGGGAGTTGCAGAACATGTTCCACCAGCAGTCCACAGGCACCACGGTGGTGTATGGCTGGTTGGGGTGCGGCATGATGTCCTTCTTGTAGAAGTACCGACGGCTGTGGAAGACCGGCGTGAGGTAGTTGCCGTTGATCCAGTAATAGCGGGGACCATCCGCCCAGTCGGCCGCGTACGGCTGGGCCGCTTCCGCGCCGGTAGTACCGCCCAACAGTGACGAGTCCTCGGCCACGTACTGGGTAGCACCCTCCTCCCAGTACAGCGCCGCGGTATCCAGGGCAGCGATGTACAAGAGTTCAATGCCGCCGTAGTTGGGACGCAGGAAGGCAGGATCTTGCCCGCCCGCAGCCGCGAAGCGGTCCTGGGACTCCCGGCACATCTTCTCAAAGAGCACGATGCCCTTGAGTGAGCAGCAGATCATGAACCGCTTCATGTCCGCGTTCTCGAAATACTCGTCCTTGCTGCCGGGTGGTTTGAAGTCAACCTTGCGGTACATCCTGGCGAAGGCGTCGAACAGGCCGGTGTTGTTCCCGCCGGTGTCATCGGGATCGGCGAAGCTATAGGAAGAGACCTGGTTGCGCCAGCCGGATTCGGTGCTGGGATTGACGCCCATCAAGGTGGTCCATTGACCAGAGCCGGCATCCCCGGTAGCACGACCGGGCAGGAAGTTGTTGGCCGCATCGGTACCCTGGGCCTCGGTGAGAAAGGCTGGGATCGAGAACGGCAGGGAGCCGGTGGCCGACTCCATGTCCGTGGATCGCCCGTGTGCCGACTTCCAGATGTCGGCTTCGATGCCCTTGAGCATCGAGGTCCACATCCGCTGTTCCTTGATCCGCTTGAGCTTCTTGTAGACGACCTTCTGGGCATCGGTAGACAGGCCGTCGGGGACGTTGAGTTCGATTTCCTGGTCGGTCCAGGCCATGTGGTCGATCGAGAATCGCCAGTCAATCGACAGCTCGGTGGTCACTTGGGGGTTAGACCAGGTGAACGTCTGGTTGGGGAGATAGTGGTCGTAGGTGGACGACTCGTCGAACATCACGATGTCGCGGATCTCGCGCCCGCCTTGGATCACCTTGTCCAGGCCCCGGCCTTTTAGGAGCCGGCCGAGCACGTAGGTCTGTGCCACCGCTTCGTTGATCACCTGCTCCGGGCCAGTGAGAAAGGCCGGGCCGGTGTTGAGAACAAAGTCATTGAAGTTCGAGAGGGCTGTGCCGGCCATGCCGGTTACCCTCCGCTAGTGCCCTTTTGGCCTAAAGCCCTGCCGAGATCCTTCTGATCTCGGATTTGTCTTTGCCGGACAGGATCGCATCCAAGATGGCATCCTCCTTTTGGTCCGCCGTCATAGCCTTGGGCGAGACCTGCGCCTTGCCTGGCTGGGTGGGTTGGCCCTTGCTCTTGGCCTTGGAGTTGTCCGTGATGCGCTTCTGCCGCTGCACGGTGGTCTCTTCGGCCAGTTCGATGCGGGCCGAGTCCTCGATCAAGGGGATCAGGGTGTCGTAGTCCCCGGTCTTGATCAACGACGCGGCTCGCTTCTGGACCTTCTCCCACACCTCGTCGTCGGAGATGGAGGGGAACTTGTCCTTGAGACCGGCCCGCGCCTCGCGCATTTGGATGGTCTCAAGCTGGTTCATCGCGAACCTGATGGCGGGTTCGAGCCTGCTGACGGCCTCGTCGGCCATGGCTTGTGCGCGGGCGTACACGCCCTTGACAAACTTTTCGGCAGGCTCACGGGCGGCATCGCCCAAGAGGTCCACAAAGGGTTGGGTCGCCTCCCTGATCTCGCTCTCTGGGACAGGTTCAGCAGGTTTTCTGCCTTCTGTCTGGCGAGTGGTGACAACCTCCTTGGCGGCCTTCTCGGCCTTATCCAGCTTGGTCTTGTAGGAATCTATATCGCGTTGATTGGTGGCCCGCTTGAGCCCCCAATCCTTGACCCTTTTGGGGTCTTCTTTGATCAGCTTGTCCAAAGTATCGCGGGGGATGCCGTCCCGTATCAGGGCCGCCACCGCCCTCCGCATAGTGTCATCATCAGCCTCCAGATCCTCGTCATCTGGGACAGCAGCCACCTCTTCCCGGTCGTCTTCCTCGTCCTCGATATCTCGCTCTTTGCTGGTCGGCTTGGCTTTTTCTGGCTCGACCCCCAGCAACCTGTCCAGCACGTTGTCGGCGTCTTTATCTATAGCCGCCGCCCTGTTGGTAGCGTTCTGTACTGCCTCTAGGGCTTCGGTCTCTTTGGTCGAGACCTTGGCCGCATCGGTGGAGGTGTACTGCGGCGTGGAGGGTGGTACGCCGGTGGCCTCGATAGTGCCGTTGCTGGTGCTGTCGGTCTTGGTTTGTCCGTCGCCCATATAGGTGTCTCGCTTTCAGGATATGCCATCAGCCGCCAGACGGCCACCAGCCCGCGTTAAACAAGTGCGGCTTGCGGATAATGCCGCCGCCACGGTATGTTCGGAAGGTCGTCCCAGATAGGATCACGGTACCGCCGGTCAGGAGATTGTCTACGTCGAAAGACTCTAAGGTGTGCGTCTCGGCGTGGATATTGCAGTTATCCAGTCTCGCTACCCCGGCCGTGCCAGTCACGAGCAACTGTACGCCGTAGTTGCCGTTGCCGGTGGTGGTACCATTGGAGCCGGAAGCTCGGATGGTACAGTTACGCAGGGTAACGCGCGGACTGCCAGTTTGCAGGTTGACTCCGCAGGCACGATTGGTGGAGCTGGGTCCGACCGCCTCGATGAAGCACCGCTCGGCGTACACGTCATGTGCATCCCCGCCGACCGCAAAGGCGTCGTACAGGCAGTTGATGTCGCAGTCGTACAAGCGCGCCCGCATCACGTTGGACGCTGCGCCGGTGTTGATGAGGAATCCATCGGTCCGGCCGCGCAGCCGCAGCCTGCGGCACTCGATGTACATCCCAGCAGTGAGCGTGTCGGTCCCGGCGTTACTGGCTCCGGCCGCGACAGTGTTGCCGCTGGCCGAGCCGTCGATGGTCATATCCTGGGCCAGACCTCGCCCAAGGAAAGCCAGGATCGGACCCATGGTTAGCCCGCTCTGTGTGCCCGTGATGACCGTGGCATCCATGCCGGCCCCAAAGACCGAGACGCCATCGGGTATGGTGAGCCTGGTGTTGTCGGTGCTGAGGGTGGCGAAGGTGCCTGGACCCACAATGACTGCATCGCCAGCCGCACTTAAGTCAAGAGCGGCCCGGGCGGTCAGCTTAGGAGCCGCAGGGTCCAAGCCGGTGTTGCCGTCGTTACCGTTGGTGGCGACGTAGCGGTACGTGTTGAAGTAGCCCTTGTACATCCGCCCCAGCGTCAGGAGGGCCGTCTCGCTGATCCCGTTGATGTCGAGCCAGTTCACGGTGAACGAGACGGTGGCCGATTCGCTGGTGGCGTTCAGCGCGTGGCATTTCAGGATTTCACCAGTCGCACAGTACATCATCTGGTTCGAACCAAGTGTGTTGCCGAACACTGTTGATGTGGTGCCGTCTGGGTTCCCCTTGGCGAAGGACGATATTGCTCCTTTGCTGATTAACGTCGTCCCGTCGCTGGCGTAGCGGAGCAACCGAAGAACGATGGAGTCGTTGTCATTTTGCAGCGCGGTCAGGCGGATGTCCGCGGTGTACAACCCCGATCGCGGAACAGTGAACGACCCGAATACGCCACCCGCCGTGGAGCTGCTGAGATCGACCGTGCCGGTATCAGTTTCGATGAGGATGGCCATGCGTTATTTCCTCGGGAGGTTGTCGGTCTTACCAGTGGCCAGAGTCTCGCGTGGCACCTGCGCCCAACCCTTGTAATCGGCGATGGCCTTGGCGTGCTTGGCGTTCTTGACCATGGGTCGTCCGATGGAATCATGCTGCTCGCCGGGAAGATAGCGCGGTAAGGTGTTAGAGTAGAAGGGATAGCCTTGGTGGTCGGAGGGCTCGGCACATATCTGCGGCACAGCGAAGATGCGGTGCCAGACATTCCTGACCCTCCATCCCTCAGCCGGTCCCCATAGGTACTCCAGGTCGCCGTCGTTCTTGGCCAGGTGCTCGTGGAAAACGATCCGCTCGGGCGGTGGGTGCCGCATGGTGGCAAAGACGGTGCGCTTCTCGCCGGTGGCATAGTTGATGAACTCGTACTGCGGCATCTACTTGCCCTTGCTGTCGGGGATAAAAGTCATGCCCTCGGCCCGGCAGACGTTGTTGCCACGGTCCTGCCATAAGAGCAGTGATCGGACCAGCCTACCACCGTTGATATGCATGATCTGGATCTTCTCATGCACATTCTTGCCATCGGTCCACTCGGCGATGGTCTCCCACCATCCTTCCGGCGGTACAGGACGCCCGGTAGACGGCCCGAGGTTCTTGATCGCCTCAGGGTCGTGGATGGGATTAGTAACCCGAACGGGATGGGGCTTGGGTGGCTGGTCGAGTTCGATTGGCATTCTGGGTTCCTTGTGTCTGGCCATTAGATCCACGGTTGGCTACCCCACCACCTTGGGCAAGTCTATTGACGGTGGGACGGCCGGCGTCAACCTGGTACTGCCCGGCCTGCGAGGCCAGCTTGCCTTCTGGCTGCTGCATCATACCAGCTCCTGGGATGCCCATCATCATGCTGGCCAACTGGTAGTTGATGACGTTCTCCAGGGTCGGATCGTTGATGGAGTCCCCGACCCGCTTGATGAGCGCCCGCCAATCCACCCACGGCATCTGCGGGACCATAGGGGCGAGCTGGGCGATCAGCTCGGTGGTCTGCAAGGCCCTGGCTTGCCGGGTGGCCTCGCTGGTCCGCTCCATCGAGTACGGTTCGATCTCTAGTTCCAGATCCTCAAAGGCCGCTCCGGTGCCCGGTTCGAACAATCCGCCGTGGAACCACGGCTCGACCATACCAGTGTCTACCGCCGCCTCGTCGCCCAGCGGGAAAACCACACGGTCGTCGTGGTACATATACCAGGCCGCCGTCATGAGGACGTTGGTAGTGGCCTCGGTGAACTGCTGCTTGATGAACGCCAACCGCAGCGAGCTGGCCTCCTCGGCAATCGATTCGGCGGTGGCGGTAGAACCACGCGTGTTGCCGCGCATGGCCTCGGAGATGCCGGAGTTGCGATCCAGCCGCTGCCGCAGCAAAGCCAGGTACTCGACGTGCTGTTGGGTAACTCCACCAATCTCGGTCTGCTGCACCTGGCTCTTATCTAGACCACCCTTGACCGGCACGATGTCGCCGTCGTTCCTGTTGACCTTCTGCTGAATCTGCGGGTCTGCGCCATCCACAAAGGCCAGGTTGCGGTAGCGGTTGAACGACTTCTGGGCCGTTCTAGCTACGTCGTTTAACTCCCGCGCTTGTCCCTCGGTCGCCGAGATCGGTGAGAGCGGGTAGGGGGAATCGGGGACTGGATAGACTCCGAACATCGTGTACGGACCCCAGCTCGGACCATAGAAGTCCCGTGGCTGGCGCGCCCAGTCGCCTTTGCCTTGCAGCTTACCGAAGCCCTGCCCAGCGAGGATCGTGTACAGCGCGCCGTGGAAGCCCTGATCGGGACCACCGGCGATAGACACCTCGGGACACCAGATGTCATAACCCACAATCTCCCGCCGATCCGGCACGTCAACGTCTCTAGACATCCGCCGGAGTTTATCCAGGTCGCCGCCAGCCGACGAGTCCTTGAGCATCTCGACGTTCCATCCCGACATCGGGTCGGCTTCGGCTTCGGCGACGAGGTCATCTTTATCCCTGATCCACTGGTGGAAGACATAGCGTGCCTGTCCCATCTCCAGGGCCGCCGGGTCCATCCCGAAACGCCGGGGGCTGAGCCGGCAGGTGGATGGCCAGTGCGGCACGGTATCCGAGTCCCATTGCCCAGGCTGCGGCACGTTGATGGTCAGGATCACGCCGTAGGCAAACCCCATGTCGTAGGCGACCCTGACCAGGCGGGAGCGGAGCTTGGTGTCCCTGGCCCAGCGGTTGACGCCGTGCCGGATAGCGTCAGCCGCCAGCATGACGCTCCCGGTGCGGCGGGAGCGGACCAGCACGCGCGGGTTATCGAAGATGATCCGGGGGACCGTGAGCGAGAGATACTCGTAGGCGTGATTCTCCGGGCTGTACTCGCCCTTGGAGCCGTCGTAGCCTGGTCCGACGTACGCCTTAACTTGGTCGGCGAGACAGTTGATCCGCGTGTCGCGGAGCTTCTCGGCCGACTCAATCTCCTGCATCAGGCAGGCCGGTTCACACTTGAGCACTTGTTCTCCATCGGTGTCATCACCGTGCCGATCAATCTCACATTCGAGCAATCCAGGTGTGGCGGGAAGTTCACACGCTGCTCGTCAACCCGAGGAACCCTGGTGGTCTTTGCTCTTGTTCTTTTTTGGTTGCGTGTGCGCTCCTGATCATCGAGTTCATAGCAGCCTCGTCCCATCGCTGGTTCTCCCTGGCAAGCGTGCTCTTTGGCTGTACACCCCTGGGCTGATAGACCATCCGCCGCCATTCCTCCAAGGTCGCGCCGTCAGAAAGCTTCTCCACCCGCATCCCCTGCGGCACCTCGATGACGAAGTGCATGTACCCGCCCCTGGCGACCGCCGCGATCACGGCATCACCGACCCGGATAGGTCGATCGATCTCGGCTTTCATGACATATGGCATGATCTCTCCATCTTTTCGATCTCTTCTTGCAGGAACCCGGCCAAAGTCTTAATCGAGTTTAGCTTACACCCCAGCAGTTTACAGTTCCGTCCATGGATGCCAGCCGGATCGGCGATGGTATGACATTCCAGCTCCGGGCCTGCGTGGTCGTCCAGGGATTTGACGGTCTCTATCAGGAGCCTCAAGGTGTTCAGCGGAGTGTCCATCAGTTCAACCTCATCAGCCAGTCCCGGCCGTAGGTGGCCTCGTGCTCCTTCGACCACTCCCACACATCCTCGTGCTTCATGATGTCGCCCATGGTGCCTTTGCGGTACTGCTGGTCTTCGTCATCATCGGCATAGCCGTACCGATCCAAGTACATAGCAGCATAGCGCGCACAATCGCAGGCGTGCTGGGCGACGTTGGGATCAGGCTCCTCTTTGCCGTACTTGTCGGCCTCGACTTTCTTCCAGACATATCCGGGGATTTCTTCCAGCAGGCCAACCGGTCGCTGGAGTTCTCTTAGTCTTTCATCAAGAGGTCGAGTACATCCACGAAGCACAGCCAGCGCTGGTCGTCCGTCTGGTTGTAGGTCCAGTCGGTTGCGGACCGTGTCAAGTCCAACCAGCACGTCGTTGTTGGCCTCGCGTGTCGGCAGCCCGGCCTGGCGGAACTGGTGGATGAACCCCGGCTCGGCCGGGTCACAGACAAAGACCCGGAGCTGGTGGCGTCGGAATAGCTCGCGGGCTTTTTGCACCCACCAGTCGATGGTCTTTTCGACAAAGTACACCTCCTCCAGCAGGTACATGCGGTTGTCGTTGTCTACACCCCAGACTTGGATGCAGCCCGGATTGCGAAAGCCCCAGTCCACACTGGCGATCTTCCACATGATCACCGATCGGCCGCCCGTCAGCAGCGGTACTTTATCGATCAGATGCGGCGGTCCGTGATTGAAGTTCTCCCAAATCTGCCCCTCGGCCGCCACCCAGCGTCCCTCGTACAACCGAGCCCTGCGTGTCCCGGTCAGGCGGCTGAGGCGGGTGAGGTATTCGGGGGTCAGGCTGGGGTTGTCCTTGTGCAGGACCACGTATTCCTTGGTCCGGCCCTCGTTCATACGCCTGCGCATCCAGTGCGTAGGGGCGTCGGGGTTCATGTCCCCAATCAGCCGCTGGAACGGCATCTTGTTGTTGCGAAGCGCTCGATGGAGCGATTCCCACTCGCCCTCGGTAAGTTCGTTGCACTCGTTGACGTAGGCGATGTCGTACTCGGTGCTGAACAACCGGGTCGGCTGGTCCATCCCGCCCAGCACCAGCTCGCTGCCGTTCTTGAACTTGTAGCTGGGGCGGCCCTCTTTCTGCCGGGCCTCCAAGAGAGGTACTTCCAAGTAGGTCGCGTCCACGTCGGCCGCCAGCACCTTATCTTCCCAGGTCACCAGCCAGGACTGGCTCATGGAAACACGGGTCTTGCGCATAGCCAAGGCGCGCGAGCCTGGGAACTCCAAGAGCGCCCAGAGCAAGAACTCGCCGATGCCCCGGCTTTTGCCAGTCCCGGCCGGACCAACCAGGCAGCACTCAGCCGGGTGCTCGTACCAGAGCATCTCCACGTCGCCGTAGGGCTTGTAGGTTTTGCCGGTCACTTGCCGTCGGGCCGCTTGTCCAAGCCCTTCTCCTTAAGCAGCGCCGCCACGTCATCAAGGTGTAAGCAGTCACACATGCACGCGCCGGTGTTTGAGCCGTGGATGGGTGCGATGTACCCGTTGCAGTATTCGTTACCTGGAGCCGCCGAGTGCAGAACGCCGAACGCGTTGATCTGACCATCGCTGCCGATCTGCACGATCTTGTCGCCGTTCCTGGCATCTCGTCCGTTCCGGTAATGCATTTCAATACTCCTTTTTTATCTGCTCAACTGCCATAACCGATCATCCCATGCCGCCGGCACGAGCACGGCGTCAGAGTTCAGCATAGCGGCTGAGCCGTCAAACCTGCCGGTGCCGGCCGAGCGAGCAAAGTGTCTTTTCCAGCCCAGCCTCGCGCCGGTCAAGTGCTCGGTTGCCCACACGTCGTAGAACTGCCCGATGCCGGCGTCCCCCCAGCTTCGCCAGTTGTCGATCTGTTCGAGCAAAGTCCCGTCCAGATCATCGCCAAAGTCGCTGTCGTAGATGAGGGTGGAGGGGAACTGGATCGATGCCAGGCTCACCGGTCCGCGCCGGAACCTGGAGGCACCAGAACCACGGGCGTCTACGCCAGCACGGGAAAATGGGAAGCCGTTGACGACGTAGTTGACCAAGTGGGCGTCTCTCGCGCGGGCTGGGTCGTGGTAGCCAATAGCGAACTCGAAGGCATCATCTCTGGTTTCATCCCCCAGATACGGCCGCAGCACTACGCACCACACCGGCCAGTTGTCGCCCTCGCCGACATGCCCTTCGCGCGGCACCAGGTCGTGGTAATCCCTGGCATAGGCATGGCTGGCGGTGATGATCTGCCGCTGGTTAGACAAGCAGACCGCCGCGCGGGCATTCTCCCTGGCGTGTTTGAGGGCTGGCAGCAGCAGCGACAGCAACACCGCGATCAGGAGGATCACCACCAAAAGTTCGATCATGGTGAAGGATCTTTCACACACGGCTGGTCGATGACCTCTGGCTTGGGCTGGTCAGGCTCGGGGTTGAACACGATCTCACCCTCCAGGACCTGTGAGGGTACGGGCGGCTCAGGGATATTGGGCTTGCCGTCTATAAGGCCAGCCGCCTCGATCGCCCTTTCCGGGCTGGTGAGTTCGACCTTGGCTACGGCGGTGTTGATGGTGAGGTTCATAGAGTTTCTCTTGGCGGTGATCTGGATGTGCTCGTCCTTCTGGTTCTGGGCCTCGATCATGGCCAGGATCTTCATGGCCTCCCGGCGTGGCTTGGGCGGCAAAAGCTCGTTGTTGACCATGGCCCACAGGATGTGCGGCATCCGCTCCCGCATCTCCTGTGTGACCCCCCACCGCAGCGCCCGCTTGGTCAAGGCCAGGCTCTCGGTGAGGTTCTTGTTGTCCACGTATGAGTGCAGGGGATCGCCAGAGATCGACTCTAATGCCTGCTGCATCGTGTTGATCAGGTCGCTCATTTGACTTCTTCCCGTCAGCATGGTAGCCTAGTGTCAGCTCCCATGACCGACCAAGCTCCCAAAATCTGGTCCCCAGCCGAGAAGGCCGCCATGACGACCGGGAGAATAGCCGGCCGCATCACCGCCAGGCAACTGCGGTTTCTCGAACAACTTGGGGTCGATCCCAAGGAGGCCATGACCTGGACCAAGCACCGGGCCTCCAAAGAGATCAGCAAGCACCTCAAGCACTGGGCGAGAGTCTGACATCCGAACACGCTATTCAGTATTGCTGCTTCGGGGAAGTAACGGCACCACGCCGGAGAGGGTCTAGAGAACCCGAGCCCCCAGGAGCGCCGAGACCCCAGTCCCTTGTAGCCAGGGCGGGTGTTGGAAGTATCCGGCTGTGCAAGACCAGCGGTAAAACCAGCGGCAGCTACCAGCAATACTGCAAAAACAGCGTGTTTGGAACCAAAAAAGCCACCCCCATCTGGGACAGGTTTCCAAAGCACCACAATGGAGATCCTAAAACCAAAGAGGGACTCCTTCTCTGTCGTCCCAAAGAAAGGCTTCCCCATAACCCCTTGTTTCGGGGTAGGCATATGGAGATCCTAGACCTTGTGGATGTTGCGCATGTTGGACACCGGACCCAACCGCGTCGTGGATCGTTCCATCGGTTTAGGGGGGTCCGGCTGCCCCATCATCTGTATTGGTGCCGCGCCATTGCCCTACCGTTGCCATTAGACCCCTCCAGACGCGTCCGAGGTCCGGGGGTGTCCCGATGCCCACCCGACCCGCTCGGACGGTTTGTCGGGGTATCGTTAGTGCCGATTGCTGGGCATTAGAGGCGTGGAGAGAGGGAGAGGGGAGAGAGGGGAACGCACACCACACGCGCCATACTTACTGACACGCGCCATCCAATGCGGTTTGGGGCAATGGGCAAGCATATCCCCTAAGTGTGCAAGTTAGTAAAGTGCGTGCTAACCTTGCGCGAAACACGATAAGATCCCTTGCATCCGGTCGATGGGTCTGTTAGACTGCTTGTCGGGCGGGAGGCGCGGACCTGCTATGCGCGGTTCGCGGGTCGGCTCTTTGACATCACTGGGGTTTGGTTGGTCCGTTCACCCCCAAGTCTTGGGTGCGCCTGTCTGCCCGCGTTGCGGACGGGGGCGCGCCCGGTCTAGACGCCCCCATTGATCCGGGGGCAGGAAGGCGGCCTCATATGGCACCCATTGATACCGTGAACGGACCCGCGCAGAAGATCGACCCAACCGAGCAGCGCAAGTCTCCCCCCAAGGGTGAGCAGGTCAAGCGCACCAGCGCCGAGCTGCTGGCGCTGTGGGACGGGCCGGACGGGGCCAAGGCGACTTGGAACAAGATCACCAAGCGGCCGGCCGCCACGTGCAACGAGACCATGCAGCGAGACGGGTCAGACGCCGACTTGTTCTCGGCGCTCGATCATGACGCTCGCGAAGCCGTCTCATGGCGCACCACTGTCGTAGAGCGGCGGCGCAGACTGACCGGCTTGCCGATCGACGGGGTGTCGTCGTACGCCGATCGTCTGGCCGATTTCAAGGGCATCAACCTCGTGATTGACGGGGAAATGTTCGATGGCGTCGCGCTCGCCAGCGCGCTGCGCAACCGGCGCAAGGCCATCCTGCACGGGACAGCTACGACCGGTTGATCCTGGTTGATCCTGGTTACCAAACCCCTAACAGACCCGCTCGTGCCAAAGCGCGGGCGGGTCATTTTACGCGACCGATCGAACGGGCGCACCATTGGTCCAAGTGATGGACCGGGCGCTACTAGGTCGGCTGGCACCCCCGTACTTCACGGGGAGTACCGTACCGCTCGCTTGACAACCGAACCCCGATCAGACTTCCCAGCGCGGACTAGACTCGCGCGTGCGGCACACACGCCCGTACATTGGGTAGTATACTAGCAAACACTGGACTAACACGCCAGAGTGCAGCGCGGTATCCTTGCCCGTACGGATACAGGGTGCTATGGCGCGCGGGCGCTAGTTGACTGCCACGACGGAGTAAGACGAGCGCCATCTTTACCCCCACTATCGGGGCCATGGATGCGAGCTGGGACATACCGGCCAATCCCCACCGAAGGTGATCCGCATAAGCGAGCAAGCGCACAGCGCTCGACAGGCGTAGTGCGCGCCCCCGACGGGGCAGCGCGAAAGCGCCAGACCTCTTGCCGATAGCGGCCTTAACTTAGAGTAGGTGGGACGGTGCAGCAAGAGCAACGGTACGGCGACGGTGCAGATGATCGGGGCGGCGCGCTTTGCGTTTTAGAGCGCAGGTAAACCGTTCTTTCCCGCTATACGCGAGCGGACACACACCTTGCAGGCCAGCGATACGCCGACGGGCGCGATAAATGGCCAGCGTACACAACCACTAGCAATGGACGACGACACGGCTTGACGCAGGCATCCTGGTTGTCAGGGATGCACGCCAATCGTGGTGGGAGCCCTCAAAGCGTTCCCTAGATACCACCGTGTTGTCTCACACACGCACAGCCACGAGTGTACCTACATTCGTGCCTAGATATCCCTCGCGCTGGCTGAAACACGCCGGCGCGGGGCTTTATCGCCGTGCGCTTTAACGACAGGGCGCACAGCCGGCTGATGTGAGCCGAAAGGCCACGAATAAAGCCTAGGAGACGGTCTGTCTCCTGGTTGGGCTGCCGCCCCGGGCTTGTAGCTCTGGGCGGCGGTTTTTATGCTAAACAAACCACCATCACGACGACGGCCCGGACAGAATAAGTGGTCGTACTACTGCGACTTGCCGACGACCACGTGCTGCGCCCGCTTCTGCACAAACCCCGAGCATCCCAGCAGTTGGTATCCTGATGAAAAGGAGCAACCCATGACACTAAAGGAGATCTGTGACGAACGCGCCAAAGAGCGAGCGCACGAGGAAGCCATGCACAGGCTAGAGCTGGAGCACAGCCGCAGATGGCAAGAAATAATCCGGCTCGCCATTGACACAATCCACAAAAACCTCCCTCAGGTTGTGCTGACACTCACTATCGCCGCCACTATCTGCTGGATAACCCTCCAGATCCGTATCGCCGACACGTCGAAGCCCAAACCAACACCAACCGCCGAGCAGATGTTCGGCATGGGGGGGAGGTAGCACAAGGAGACAGTTATGGCTGTTATGGTATCTGTACGCGCCTTGCCAAATCGGTTTAACGCCTCGCTGCGGCCCCCGAGCCCCAAGGTGGGCCGTATTGGGGTTTGGGTGTGCTTGGAGTCTGGGACGCCGGTAATGGGCACTATCGTGGCATTGGAGCGCGGAGCCGACATGCTCAAGGCCACGATCTTGACTCCCAACGGCAAGACCCACCAGATCAGGGTGGTGTGACATGGCAAAAGAAGCCGAGTTCAACCACAAGGCAGCCAAGTTCAGCCGCGAGCTGGCTTTGCTGACAGATCACAGCGTGGTCATCCCCTTGGACTTGGCCACCTTGATGGTAACGGCCACAATCATGGCGATCGAACAGATCGACAGGCTCAAGCCTGGTGACAGCACTCCTGCCGCTTTATTGGCCATGCACGCGCTGCTTGGCCGCGAGGACCAGTTCAAGGCTTTGGCCGAGATGGTGGTCGAGCAAGGGCAAGAGTGCCTTAAAAAAGCAGGTAGGTTGTGATTGGTTTGGCATATTTCGCACGAAAGGAGAATCTTGTGAGCACCCAGAAAGAAGTTTGGACCGCACAGAAGCAGACCGTTGACACCGCTACGGTCGGCATACCAGCCAGGGTCGGCCAGAACGTCTTGGTCATTACCGGCACGTACTTCTACTTCGGCCGGCTGGTGACGGCCAACTGCGACTTCATCGAGATCGCCGACCCCTACATCGTCTACGAGACCGGCGAGTGGTCGGCCACGAAGTTCAAGGACGCCCAGCGCGTCTCCAAGAACACCCTCTTGATCTCGGTAGGGCACATCGAGTCGATCCATGTGACCGAGAAAGTGGTGTAGCATGGTGAAGCCAAGAAGATCACCAAAGTCGTGGTCGGGATCGTGGTCGTGGTCGGGGTCGTGGTCGGGGTCGGGGTCGTGGTCGGGGTCGTGGTCGTGGTCGGGGTCGTGGTCGTGGTCGCGGTCGCGGTCGTGGTCGCGGTCGCGGTCGTGGTCGTGGTCGGGGTCGGGGTCGTGGTCGGGGTCGTGGTCGGGGTCGGGGTCGGGGTCGGCATGAGC